AATAAAAATAAAAAAAAAATAATTTTATTAGTTGACTGTCTTATTTAGATGGGATATAAATTAAACATGTTTAATTTAACAACTAACAAAGGGGAAAACATGAAAACAAAAGAAATTAAAAACTATAAAATGAATGACAGCGTTTATAAGTTAAGACGTAAAGTTATCGATATTTTATACGAGGCTAGAAATAGAGGTATTAAATTGCCACGTGTAAACGTTCGAATAGGTGAGTCAACTCACAACTACCCGAACGTTCTAGGAGTTGGTGGGGCTCTTAATATCTGGATCACTGAAAAAGCAATTGACAGAGGTTATCAGTACTTATTGCATGTAGTACTACATGAACTAGGTCACTCTGTTTATAACTTGCCACACGATAAAAAGTGTAAGTTAATGGCGCCTACATTAAGTAAACCTTGTGAGGTTGAACAAGCGTGGGAAATTTTTAAAAAATATGATTATAATAATTTTATAATTAATATTAAAAACACTATTAAAAGAATAGGCGCGCGATAGTTTCCCCTGCCCTGGCCTAACGGCCAGGGCTACCCATAGAGGTACCAACCAAAAACCAAAAATCAAAAACTTTTATTTTTTATTTTTTTACGATTTTTTTCCAACAGTTTACTAACTTTACCTTTACTTGATATGACAAATACACGTAGTATGGCCTTGTAGAATACAGGGGTTTATTTTTAGGGGACCCGGGTGTATATTGAATCTAGATGACTAAAGCAGAATTATTGACCACCGATCAATTACGAGAGAGGCTCGAAAAAGTGTGGCTTCAACATATAAAATTATGTCAGGATAACTTCTTATATTTTGTAAAGAATGTTTGGCCAGACTTCATATGTCGTACTGATAAAGATCCTGATAAGTGGGGCCATCATCAACATATTGCTCATGAGTTTACAAAAATATCTAAAAACAAAAAAGGAAGGCTCATTGTAAATATGCCTCCTAGGCATACTAAATCTGAATTTGCTTCAATCTATTTTCCTGCTTGGATGATAGGGAAGTTTCCTAAGATGAAAATTATGCAGGTGTCACACAACGCAGAACTCTCTGCAAGGTTCGGTGCAAAGGTAAGAAATTTAATTGACAGTGCAGAGTATAAACAAATCTTTGGAGATGTTAGACTACGAGAAGATAGTAAAGCTAAGGGACGTTGGGAGACCAATCATGGTGGGGAATACTTTGCAGCGGGGGTAGGCGGTTCAATCACTGGACGAGGGGCGGACTTACTTATTATCGATGACCCACATACTGAACAAGACTCAATGTCTGATTCAGCAATGGAGAGAACTTTTGACTGGTACCTATCAGGACCAAGACAACGTTTACAACCAGGAGGCTCAATTGTTCTTGTAATGACAAGATGGGCTCAAGATGATTTAACAGGTCGATTAATAAAATCACAAAATGAACCTAAGGCAGATAAGTGGGAAACAATTTCTTTCCCAGCCATTTTGGGCGAGGACGAAGAGGCGAGACCCGTGTGGCCTGAGTATTGGTCTCTAGAGGAACTGGAAAAGGTTAAAGCGTCTATATCCATTAGAAACTGGTCTGCTCAATATATGCAAAATCCAACTTCAGAAGAAGGAGCGATTTTAAAACGAGAATGGTGGCAACCATGGACAGGGGACTTTCCAATTTTAAAACATGTTATTCAAAGTTATGATACAGCTTTTTCTAAAAAAGAAACTGCCGACTACTCAGCTATTACTACGTGGGGAATATTCACGCCTCACGAATCAGGGCCAGATGCAATTATGTTACTCGATGCTATAAAAGGCAAATATGATTTTCCAGAATTAAAAATGGTAGCATTAGATCAGTATAAGTATTGGAATCCAGAGACCGTGATCATTGAGGCTAAAGCCAGTGGTCAAAGTTTATTACAAGAATTTAGAAGAATGGGGATACCGGTGATGGATTACACTCCAGGACGAGGCCAGGACAAACACTCACGGGTCAACGCCACTGCACCTATTTTCGAAAGTGGGCAAGTATATTATCCTCGAGACGAACATTGGGCTCAAGAAGTAATTGAGGAATGTGCAGCATTTCCTCATGGTGAACATGATGATTATGTAGACAGTACCACACAAGCTATGCTAAGATATCGGCAAGGTTCTTTTGTAACTACTTATGCTGACGAGGATGAGATTGAAAGTTATAAAGAACGTAAATACGTATATTATTAATTAGGAGATTAAGACATGTCAAAAAAATCAAGAAGACGAAATAAGATACTAGCGGCTATGGCTCTAGGTATCGGTGCATCTAAATTAGGGATGCTAGGTGGTAAAGGTGTACCAACAGGTGCAAGTGGTTCAACAAAAAGTTTATTTACTTCAAATAAAGCATATAGCCCAGATAAGTTTAAAACAGCTATAGGCCCAACAGAGAAAAAAACATTTCCAAGATTAAAAGTAGATTCAACAGGTAATGTTTTCAAAGATGGTGTTAACAAAGGAGTTGGTAATACTAAAACTAAATTTGTAAATTTAGATTCAAGTAAAGGAACTGGAAGTGGAATTTATCAAGGTGGTAAAAAAGTTAGTGGTTTAAATCAAAAATCTATTAATGTTTTAAAAGATGGTAAAATTGAAACTGGTGGTAAAACTTTTGCCGATAAAAAAGAATATAGAAAGTTTAAAGATGCTGAAAGAATAAAAAATAGAAGCACTTCAATGACAAAAAAAAAGACTAGTGACAATCCTGGTTTGTTTGGATTTACATTTGATAAACCTCTATTTAAAAAAGGGACAATGGTTAAAGCTCGTGGTGGCGGAATGGCGAGAATGAAACCAACTAAACTTTATTAACTTTTAATATGGCTGAAATTGAAAAAGCAATTGAAACGGAGATTACAACTCCGGAGACAGAAGAGATTGATATAGAATTAGAATCTACTGAGGATGAAACTCCTGATACAGTAGAGGAAGCTATTTCTGCAGAAGAAGAGTTTTATAAAAATCTCGCAAATGATATGTCTGAAGATGTTCTACAAAGAATGTCTAACGAATTGCTTGACGACTATAAGAAGGATAGAGTGTCCCGTAAAGATTGGGAAACAAGTTATACAAATAGTCTAGATCTCCTAGGTATTAAACATACAGAGATGACAAGACCGTTTAAAGGCTCGGCATCCGTGACCCATCCACTTCTATCCGAAGCCGTAACACAATTTCAAGCACAAGCGTATAAAGAGTTACTTCCATCATCAGGACCCGTAAGAACTAGAGTTCTTGGAATGGAAGATTCTCAAAAAGTAGATCAAGCACAAAGAGTTCAAGACTTTATGAACTACATGATTACTGAAGAGATGGAAGAATATACTCCAGAGTTTGATCAGTTATTATTTTATTTAGCTCTAGCTGGCTCTGCATTCAAAAAAGTTTACTATGATGAAGTGATGCAACGAGCTGTATCTAAATTTATTCCTGCAGAAGATTTAGTCGTGCCTTACTATGCAACGGACTTGATGGATTGTGAAAGAATTACTCACGTATTGAAAATGGGTGAGAATGAAATTCTTAAAAAACAACAGGCAGGATTCTATAGAGAAGTAGAATTAAAACCTACATCAAAAGGACCATCAGAAATTGAAAAAAAATATCAGGAATTAGAAGGAGTCACTCCTTCAACGGATAAACAATATTCTTATCAAATATTAGAAATGCATGTCGATTTAAATTTAGAAGAATTTGAAATGCAGAATCCAGAGAAACAAGTAAAAGTTCCATATATTGTAACTATTGATGAAGGAAGTGGAGAAGTTTTATCTATCTATCGTAACTATGATATGATGGATGAGACCAAAAAAAGAAAAGAATACTTTGTACATTTTAAATTTTTACCAGGATTAGGTTTTTATGGCTTTGGTTTAACTCACATGATTGGTGGATTAAGCAGAACAGCTACACAATCTTTAAGACAATTACTTGATGCAGGGACATTATCTAATTTACCTGCAGGATTTAAGTCTAGAGGTATCAGAATTAGAGATGATGACCAACCATTTCAGCCAGGAGAGTTTAGAGATGTAGATGCACCTGGTGGAAATATCAAAGATCAGTTCCAAATTTTACCATTTAAAGAACCATCAGCTACATTATACCAATTAATGGGCTTTGTTGTTAACGCTGGACAAAAATTTGCAGCCATAACTAACATGGATACTGGTAATGATTTACAAAATAGAGCTGTTGGCACGACTGTTTCTCTATTAGAGCGTGGTTCGAGGGTCATGAGTGCTATTCACAAGAGATGTTACTACTCAATGCGTAGAGAATTTAGACTTTTAGCTAAAGTTTTTGGCACATATCTACCACCAATCTACCCATATACCGTATATGGAGCAGATCAAGCAGTTAAACAGACGGATTTTGACGATAGAGTCGATGTAATTCCAGTTGCAGACCCAAATATCATGAGTATGGCGCAAAGAGTAACGTTAGCTAATGAGAATTTGAAGATTGCAATGTCAAATCCGATGATGCACAACTTAAGAGAGGCATATCGGAGAGTATATGAAGCATTGGGGACTCAAGATATTGATCAATTGTTAATACCTCAAGAAAGACCAGTACCAAAAGACCCTGCAACCGAGAATATGGAAGCGATTATGCAAAAACCACTAAAAGCTTTTCCAACTCAAGACCATCAAGCACATATTGCAGCGCATAGAGCGTTTATGTCTACAAGAATGGTACAGATTAACCCACAAGTTTATGCAGCACTGCAATCACATATATCTGAGCACGTTTCTATGTTAGCTCAAGGAGAAGTGGGAGCTCAAATACAAAATGATCCTATGATGCAACAAATGTTACAGTCTGATCCTGAAGGAGCAGAGATAAGAATTGCATCTATGATAGCAAACAGAGTAGCTCAATTAACTATGGAGCTTGCACAATCTGAGGCTATGGGTCAACAACAAGATCCATTAGTTGCTTTAAAACAAAGAGAACTAGATTTAAGAGCGATGGACTTACAGAGAAAAGCTGAAGAAGGTATGATGAATATGGAAATAAAAGAAAATGAAATTGATGAAAGATTAGATCTTGAGAAAATGAAATTAGAAAATAATGAAGATCAAGCAGCAGAAAGAATTAGAGTTGCTGAAGCAAAATTAGAAGTACAAAGAGCTAAAATGAGGGGAACTAAAAAATAATGCCACTTACTGATAAAGGAAAAAAATTAAAGAAAAAATTTAAAGAACAATATGGTTCTAAAAAAGGTGAATCTGTTTTTTATGCTATGGAGAACTCTGGTAAGTTAAAAGGAGTTGTTAAGGCTTATGTAGGTAAAGCAGTTAAACAACCTAGTGAAACTAAAAAAGAATTTTCTATGAGACATGCGTATCATACTCCGTTTATGAAAAAGCCAAAAGGATATAGAGGAGGTGGTATGGATATGGGAAGCCCAGCGTCTCAGAAAAAAAGTGCAGCTATGGCTAGCTCTTCTGGAAATGTAGGTAAAGGACCCGATAGAGGTAATGGAGGAGTAAATATACCTAAAGCACCTAAACCCATTTTCTTACCACAAGGTGGAGGCAGAAACCCAATGGCTCAGTTTACAACTTTGCCACCAGGATATAAAACTTCTCCTGAAGCATCTAAAGCTTTAACTAAACAAAGAAAAAAAACTAGAGCAGAACTTTCTCCATCAACTACTTTCAGAGTAAAAGCTGGTGCTACTCTTGCTGGAGCACTTTTAAATACAATTATCCCTGGAAGTGGAATTTTTTTTGGACAAAAAATTTTAAGAGATGCGGATAAAACTCCTTATTGGGCAAGAGATAGAATAAAAAAAGAAAATCAAGCAAGAGCAGCGGCAGAACAAAAGAAAAGATGGGAGGATAAAAGTAAACCATCCAAGCAGGAACCAATAAATTTAACACCTGTTTCTCCAACAAAACCAATAGATCCAACAGTAGTAAGTCCAGAAGATAATTTTTTTACGTTTGTAGCATACAGTGTTGGAGGACTATCAGGTGGAATTAAATATGGCCCACCTCCTAAGAAAGGACCCAACCCACAAGTGCCTCCAGTCAAAATGAAAAAGGGAGGTTATAAAAAATAATGTTTCCTTGGTCAATTATTGGCACTGCATTAAAAACTGGCGCAGAAATTTATAAGAATAAAAAGAAGTCTGAGATCATAATGTCTGAAGCTCAGATCGTCCATGCTGAAAAAATGAAACGCGGAGAAATTGAGTACACTGGACAGATTGCTCAAAATCAAAAAGGTGACTGGAAAGACGAATTCATTTTATTAGTTCTCTCAAGCCCTCTGTTTTTATTAGCATACAGCGTGTTCGCTGAAGACGAAGAGATTGGACAAAAACTAGATTTATATTTTGAAAAATTACAAACCATGCCTTGGTGGATAATTTCATTATGGGTAGCTGTAGTTGGAGCCGTGTATGGTATTAAAGCTACAGAACTAAAACATTTGGGTGGTAAGAAATAAATGTGGAAATGGTTTAAAAATTTATTTAAAAAAAATAAAAAAATTTCACCAGATATTAAATATTTAGATTTAACTAAATTAACTAAAGGTGATTTAAAAAAATTAAAAGCTTCAGGTAAAATTAAATCTATTTACAAACCTTATATTTAATTGTAAAAGCCTGTGATGGTTGACGAATCACAGGTAAAAAATAAACCAAAAATCTGGACTCACATTGCATGGGATGATAATGATTTTGGAAGAAGATGTATGGGCACTGCGTATAATAATTGTTTAAGCCAACATCCTGATAAAGATTGGTTAGCAATTATAGACCATGACGCTATGTTCACAACATATGATTGGTATCCTCAATTACAACATGCAATACAAGAAAATCCAAAAGCAAAAGCATTTACCTGTAGAGTAAATAGATTAGCTAGTTTAAGACAAATGGTTCCTGGAGTGGATCCACACAATCATGATATATCTTATCATAGAAGACTTGGTAAATATTTATCAAAATATCATTGGGGTAAAACAACACCTCACATTAATCCAAAAGAAGCCGGAAATTATTCAGGAGTTTTTCTTTGTGTAAGTATTGAAACTATGAGATCTTTAGGAGGCTTTCCAGCAACAGGTCAAACTTTAGGACAAGATAATTTAATACATAAAAAAATATTAGAATCAGGGCATGAATTTCATGTAGTTAATGGTATTTATATGTATCATTGGTATAGAGCAGATAGTCCATACCCGCATTCAAAACAAACAATGGATAGTTTAGAAGAGTTTCATTTTAAATCACTTAGGTTAACATAATGCTAGATCCGTATACTGCAGACAAAATAAAAAACATAATAAAAAAACAAGCTGATGACACGAGGTCCCATATTTGCTATGGGGTTGATTCCATAGAGAATTTGCAGTATGCTAGGGGCAGACTCAGCGCACTTGAAGCGCTGCTTCAGGATATTAAAAACCTGCAAAAGGAGGATAACGATGGCAACACTGATTAAACCAGATCTTACAACTTTCGGTAAAAACGAAAAAAATAAAGAAGAGGTAAAATCACAAATTCCAACTGATCCAGAAGGCATCAAAAAATATCTTGAAATCATACCCAACCCAGTAGGATACCGAATGTTAGTTAGACCTTGGTCTGGCCAACAAAAAACAAAAGGTGGTGTCATACTAGCAGATGAAACCCAGGACAAAATTCAGATGACAACAGTTGTCGGACTAGTTGTTAAAATGGGTGATCTTTGTTATCAGGATAAAGAAAAATTTCCTAATGGACCTTGGTGTAAATCAGGCGAATTTGTTGTTTATGGCAGATACGCAGGAAGTAGATTTCAGACTAAGTATGGTGAACACCGTATTTTAAATGATGACGAGATCATAGGAACTATTAATAAGCCAGAAGATATTCTCCATTTATTTTAATAAAGGAGGATAAACATGGCAGAAGTAAAAGACTATAGTGCAGAAGCATTATTAGCTAAAGAACGTCAAGTAGAATTAGATACTGACGATGTTAAAGAAGAAGATGTTGAAGTAAAAGAAGAATCTAAAAAAGATGATTCACCTAAATTAGATTTAGGTGAAGTTGATTTAGGTTATACTGATCATTCAAAATCTACAGAAGAAAAATCTGATAAACCTGAAATAGAAGTTTCTGATGATAAAGAAGAAGCTCCTAAACAGGAAACAAAGTCAGAAGAAAAATCTGAAAACGAAATACCAAACCTTAATGAATCTAGAAGAGATTATCAAAAGAGAATTGATAAACTTGTCTTTCAAAAGAAAGAAGCTGAGAGAAGAGAAAAAGCAGCTATAGAATACGCTAAGGGTATACAAAAGAAATTTGACTCAAGTCTTAAGAAGTTCAAGTCTACTGACGATCAGTATCTAAAAGAATTAGATGCTAGAGTAGATGCTCAAAGAGAACAAGTCAAAGTCGCTCTTCAACAAGCAATTGAGAGTCAGGATGCTTCTAAAATTATGGAAGCTAATGATAAACTAACTCAGTTATCTGTTGAAAAAGAAAAAGCTAGATTAGAAATAGCTAATCGTGAAGAACAGAAGAAGCAGGAAGAAGAGCAAAATAAACAACAACAAAACGTACAAGCTGATACCTCAAACACAGCTGAATCTTCGCAATCTGCACCACAAATAACACCTAAAGCTAAGAAATGGGCTGAGGATAATCCGTGGTTCGGGAATGATGAAGTCATGACTAATGCTGCTATTACTATACACAACAATATTTCACAAGAGGGTATTGAAGTAGATAGTGAAGAGTACTATAATGAAGTTAATTCAAGACTTAAGAAATATTTTCCAGAAAGTTTTGATGACACTAAAGACGAGCCTAAAAAAGAGAAACCGAAACCCGTCCAAACGGTTGCCTCGGCTGGTCGTAGTCAACAAGGACGCAGAACTGTGAAACTCACCAAGTCACAGGTAGCTATTGCTAAAAGATTAGGGGTGCCACTAGAGGAATACGCTAGATACGTGAAGGAGGAAAAATAGTTATGGATACAATTAAGAGAACTTCACGGGAGTCAGAGACCAAAGCTTCAAAAGAAGCTAAAAGAACTTGGACTCCACCATCCAGTTTGGATGCACCACCTGCACCGAACGGTTACGCCCATAGATGGATACGTACTACCGTTCAAGGTTTTGAGGATACAGCGAATGTATCTAAGAAGCTTAGGGAAGGTTGGGATTTTGTAAAGGTCGAACAGATTGAAAATGAAATCGGCACTAACAAATATCCTTTCTATACCGAAGGTAAATATCAGGGGTGTATAGGAATTGGAGGCCTTGTGCTGGCAAGGATACCAGAAGAGATTTTGGTCGCACGTGCTGAGTACTTTAATAAAGTAACTCAAGACAGAATGAACGCGGTTGACAATGATCTTATGAAGGAACAGCACCCGGATATGCCTATCAATATTGATAGACAATCCAGAGTGACCTTTGGTGGTGGACGTAAAAAATAATTTTTTTGCAATACCTACCGGGTCTTTAAAATAAACTGTTAAAAGGAGAACAAACATGGCAAACGTAAGTGAAAAGTTCGGTCTAAGACCGTACAGAAAACTAGACGGAACACCATTAGTTGGAGCTCAGAACAGATACACTATTGCAAGCGGACACACTACTGCAATTTTCCAAGGGGACATGGTTATTCCATTAACTTCTGGAAACATTGACAGGCACTCTGCGGGCAGTGGTACAGCTATTCTGGGTGTTTTTAACGGATGTTTTTATACAGATCCAACTACTCAAAAGCCAACTTACTCGAACTACTACCCAGGTTCAGTTGCAGCAAGCGATATTACAGCGTTTGTTGTTGATGATCCTGATGCTGTATTTCTTGTAGACGCTGATTCGGCTTTTCCGAGATCAAGTCTGTATACCAACTATTCGGTAACAAACACAACAGGTGTAACACAAACAGGACTATCAAAAGTACAATTGGATGTATCAACAGCATCAACTAATGCTACATTCGCTGTACAAGCAATTGACATTTCGCAGGATCCAGACAATTCGGATACTACGACTGACAATGCTAATATTCTTGTTAGAATCAACAATCACTTCTATAGAAGTGGTACGGGCGTATAATAGGAGAAATAAATTATGGCTATATCACGATCACAACTAGTTAAAGAACTAGAGCCAGGTTTAAATGCACTATTTGGCCTGGAATATAACAGATATGAAAATCAGCATGCTGAAATTTTCGTAACTGAAACATCTGACAGAGCTTTCGAAGAGGAAGTAATGTTAAGCGGTTTTGCTTCTGCACCAACTAAACAAGAAGGTGCTGGAGTAGTGTTTGATACTGCGGGTGAAACTTTCACAAGTAGATACAACCACGAAACAATCGCATTAGCATTCTCTATCACTGAGGAAGCAATCGAAGATAACCTATACGACAGATTAGCTGCAAGATACACAAGAGCTCTTGCAAGATCTATGTCGAATACGAAGCAAGTTAAAGCTGCAAACGTATTGAACCAAGCGCAAGTAACTACTGTAACAGGTGGTGACGGAGTATCATTAATTAATGCTTCACACCCACTAGCTACTGGTGGTACTTTCTCTAACGTTCTTGCAACTGCTGCAGACTTAAACGAAACTTCACTAGAGCAAGCGTTAATCGATATCGCTGGTTTTGTAGACGAAAGAGGTCTAAAAATCGCAGCTCAAGGTAGAAAAATGATAATTCCAAAAGAATTACAATTTACTGCTGAGAGATTGATGAAATCACCTCAAAGAGTCGGAACTGCTGATAACGATATCAACGCAATCGCATCAATGGGAATGGTTCCAGAAGGTTACAGAGTTAACAACTTCTTAACTGACACTGACTCATTCTTCTTAATGACTGATATACCTAACGGATTAAAACACTTCGTTAGATCACCAATTAAGACTGCGATTGAAGGTGACTTCGATACTGGTAACGTAAGATTCAAAGCTAGAGAAAGATACTCTTTTGGATTCTCTGATCCTAGATGTATTTTTGGTAACGGAAACTTACCAACTAGCTAATAAATACTAACTAGTATTTCTTAAAAGGGGCGGTGTTCACATCGCCCCTTTTTTTATGTATAATATAAACAACCTAGAAAAAATTATTATGTAGACTGGCTAGGCAGACGGTATAGAGACTACATAACGAACGCTATACAAAGGAGAAAATTATGGCATCAACTACTTTTTCAGGACCAGTACGTTCTGAAGGTGGCTTTCAAATAGCTACTAAAAACTCAACAACAGGAGCAGTTACAACAAGATACAGTTCAGGTATGCCTGACCTAACAGGTTTGGTTTTAGCTGATACAGCAACAGGTGCAAATATTTCTATCGCTGATGGAATTATTGCAGTTGTAGACTACACTGGTGCAGCAGCATGTGCTGTGGCATTACCAGCAGCAACTAAAGGTGCAATTGCAGTTTACGTTCAAGCTAAAGATACAGCTGGCGGAACTAACACTTTAACTTTCAATGCAGCTGGAACTGACGTTTGGGCAACTGGTTCTTTAATTGAATCAAGAGCAGGAAATGAAGTAACTTTTGATACTTCAGCAGCAGGTGAAACACAATTAGTTTTCACTCCAGCAGACGCAGCAACTAATCTTTTAACAACTGGTGGCAAAATTGCTTTCATGTGTTTTGAAGATGGCGTCTGGACAATTGCAACTGAATTCACTGGTGCAGCAGCAGCTGTTACTGGTGCGTTTGCATTTGCAGCGTAACAATTAATTAGTGGCTCCTTCGGGAGCCACAACTAAAGGAGAATAACTATGGCAACCAAAGGCGATATACAAGCTACGATAGTTTCAGCAGCTACAAGTAATGTAGTTATTGCACCACCTGTAAGATTAAAAGGAATTATTTTAGCTGGTCTAGCAACTTCAGGAGTAGTTCAATTAAAAACTACAAGTGCAACTGGAGATACTTTATTTGAAGCAGATGTACCTGCAGGAGATATTACAAGTTTAAATATTCCAGAAGATGGAATATTATTTCCTCAAGGTGTTTATGTTTCTACATTTACTGTAGCTAAAGCAACTTTGTTAACAGATAAATATTCTGGTCCAAACTTATTAGGACAGAATGGTTAATACTTATGTTAAATAAGTATTACAATGATATATTAGGTTTTAAGCGTGGGGGCGATGTGCAACCACCTAAAACCAAAAAATATTTTAGAAAAACCGAATCTGGTGCAGGCATGACTAAAGCTGGGGTCGAAAGATATAGAAGAGAAAACCCTGGTTCAAAATTAAAAACAGCTGTAACAGGTAAAGTTAAACCAGGATCTAAAGATGCAAAGAGGCGTAAGTCTTTTTGTGCAAGGTCAGCAGGACAAATGAAAAAATTTCCTAAAGCTGCTAAAGATCCAAACTCAAGATTAAGACAGGCTAGAAGAAGATGGAAATGCTAGATGTCTTATTTAAATGCTAACCTACCACCAATATACTGTAAAGTAAGAAAGGAGTATCTTTATGATCTTAAAGAACATCACGGAGAAAGCGAAGATTGTGTGGTCTTCGGTCTCACAAGTATTTCAGGACGCGCACTCTTATTTAACATCATGTTACCAAATGGTGCATGCTTTTGGCGTTTGCCTATCTCAGCGTTTTTCCAAAAATCACATGATAGAGCCGATGTGCCGAATATGCAGACGCACGAGTTGGAACTGTGGAACTGTTTTAGCTATTGGCCTAGCGTTCATCGCTTTGATTGGTTGGCTGGTTTAGAGGGTAAATATTTAGGCTTAGATAAAAAATTTTATTATGGTAAATATTTATTCACAGTTGATTGGGGTCATCCGGATACTAATATCTTGGATGTTGAGCATAGTGAAATTCCTCAAGAACATAAGTGTGCACATATATTGGAGCTTGCTAACGGTAATTATGCAGCTCAGCCTAATAATCGTATTTTGTGGCACGTTAATAGTTATACTACTGACAACAACTGGCCTGATTATAAAGTCCAAACTACTTACTGGGATGCAGAGGACTCTAGCATGGTTACGGAAGATTCTGATAAAATGTTCTACCAAGTAAATAAAAAGGAGGACTAATGAGAGATAGTAAAAGCAT